AAAACGGTTTTATTAAGAAGAAGTTAGAAGATAGACTAGCTATGCTATCAGGTAGTGTAGGTATAATACGCGTAGGCGCTAACTCAAAAGTAGAATTAAAAGAAAAGAAAGATAGAGTTGAAGACGCTATATACGCTACTAAAGCCGCTTTACAAGAAGGTATAGTGCCAGGAGGTGGTGTAGCATTACTAAACGCTAGCCAAAAAATAATAGGTGATGATGCTAGTAAAGTATTACTTAATGCGCTATCGTCACCATACGAAACTATATTAGATAATGCTGGTATTAAAGTTGATAAAGAAATGCAAGATGGTTATGGCTGCAATGTTGTAACAGGTGGTCTTGTTAATATGATTAATGAAGGTATTATTGATCCAGTGCTTGTAACTAAGTCTGCACTTAAAAATGCTGTAAGTGTAGCACTAACTATTATGTCAGCAGATTGTGTAATATCAAATGTACGTATACCAAATGCAAGCAGTTAACGATTATGTAATAGTTGATATAATAAAAGAAGGGCCAAAGAAAGTTGGCGGCCTTATATTAACTGATGAGACAGATGAAACAAACAGATACAAAAAAGCCAACGTTATTTCTGTAGGTAACGATGTTCCTATTGTTAGTAAAGGTGATGTTGTATACTATGACGCTATTGCTGGGCATGACATAGCTTATAACGATACTATGTATAGAGTTATACGTGCTAGGGATATAGTTATAGTAGAATAATTACTATTTAATAAAAACGTGTAATTACTATTAAAGTAGATTATACGCAAACTATAAACCATAAACAATAAACATAAAATCATAAATTAATTATTAATCATAAAAAAAATTTAAAATGAGAGAACATCAAGGACATTTAACTGGAAAGTTTCTATATTTTATGGAAGAAATTGATGGCGCTTTTAACGAGGCAAATGACTGCGTTGCTATACCAGTAGAAAGATTTAAAGGATTTACAAACGTATCTGGATCTAATGCTGTAAATGAGTTAACGTTAGAATTTGATCCTATGCTAGGTCAGGTTAACGAAAACAATGACACTGATTTTTTTGGAGATCGTATAGTGCTTGAAATACAAGATAATAAACACAAAGAAGTTATAGAAGATATACTAGCTTTAATACATGGAACACATTCCGATGGTTTCATTGTTGTGGCAGATGACACAAATTCAGTGTATGCAAGTGACAATATTATATCTTGTACATCAATAACAATAACGCCTGAGGCTTAATTACTAATATTTAAAATATAGAAAAATGATAAAAGAAAAATATTTATATTTCATGGACGAGTCTGACGGGGCTTTTGATACAGCCTTTGACAGTTTATGCGTCCCTTTGAGTAGATTAAAAGGATTTAGAGCGGAGGGTAATACTGATAAGTTAGAAGTGGAGCTTAAACCACTTAGAGGTTATGCTGACTCTGACGACAATACTTTTACCGCTGATCACGTTACGCTTACTATAACAGCAAATAAACACAAAGAAGTTATACATGATATTACGGCTGCTATAAACTCTGCTAGAGTTTATGATAAGCCTATGGTAGTTGTTTGTGATGCTGCAAACTCAGTATTTGCTAGCAAGCATATAATTAGTTGTGCTACTAACGTAACTGGTGAAGGTTAATCTTGAATGAGATTAACTAGTCACGATATTCGTGATTTACAAATCCTTAAGTATTACAGGCTCGTTCGTAAATGGGCCTGTAAGACTTACGGGTTAACAGACGCTGATCTTGAGTTACTAATTTACTTAGACTGTAAAGGTCGTTTTACAAGAAATGAATTTATCGACGGTACCTATACAATGAGTTGGGATAAAAACCGTTGGGAAAAATTAAGGAGGAATGGTTGGATAGAAACTTGGAGACACAGAAACAGAACAACCATCAAATACTCTGTATTCAAAACCTCCTTCAAGTGCTCACACTTGATAAGTAGAATATATCGTATACTTTTAGGAGAAGAAGATATACCTACTTCAGAATCAAGTGTGT